GGAGTTAAAGGTATGTTTACCGGTTTGTTTAGCGGAGGCGGAGGTGTTGGCGGAGGTGAAAACGCCCAAGCTAGCAGCGGTTCAACTGATTTAGGCAGTACTTTTGCTATAAAAGGCGACCCATTAGGAGGTACAAATGTTCAATCGCCTTTAACAGGCGTTGTTGAGCAAATGAATATAGACCTTGAAGGTATGGAAACTGCTCAACAAAAATACGAGGCTAATTTGCAAAGAATGCAAGAAATTGCCCAAGGGGTTGGAAATTCTGTTGCAGGTGCTTTTAGTAATATGACTGGTTCAATGATTAATTCTTTAGGATTGGCAGATAATGGTATGCAAGGTTTTTTAAAAAATATGCTTAAAACGGTAACTGACTTAATAGCTATGATGTTAGCGTCATCTATTTCGCAAGCTATTGCAGGTGCAACTGCTGCCGGTACTGCGACAGGCCCAGCTGCTATATTTACAACCCCGGCATTTATTGCTACGGCAGTAGGGGGTGTTATGGCCGCGTTTGCTGCAATACCAGCCTTTGCAAATGGTGGTATTGTTAGCGGCCCTACAATGGGGTTAGTAGGCGAATATCCTGGTGCAAAAAGCAATCCAGAGGTTATAGCGCCACTTAATAAACTTAAAAACATAATAGGCGACCAAGGCGCAAGCGGTAATGTAAACGTAAGCGGAGAATTTGTAGTAAGAGGGCAAGATTTAGTAGTGGCATTGCAAAGAGCAGACAAAACAAGGTCAAGAATAAAATAAGTTATGGCATACGGAACGAAATACCGTTTGGATTTTTCCGATACGGAAGGGAATAAAAGGCGTTTGGATATTTTACAAAAAAACTATAACGGTTTTATTTACCCTTTAATAGGTACTGGTTCGCCTATTTCTATAAAATGGGAACAAGACAATGATTTTTACGACCCTATTATAGCTTCCAACTGCGAGATTAATTTAATACAAACTGATTCTGTTACCTACGACGAATTTTACGATTTTGACGAACGCGAGTTTTTAGTTAAGTTGTATTATTCAGAAACACGAGTTCCATATTGGGAAGACCAAAGCGAAAATTGGGAGGCTGCAAGTCAAACTTGGAATTTATTAGGCCAAGGTTACAACCCTGCCGACGAATGGCAAAATACAAATATTGTTTGGGACGCTAATAGTGGAGTTTGGGAAGGCGGTAACATTATAGAAAATTATAAAATATTTTGGCAAGGTTTTTTAATACAGGACACATACCAGCAGAGGTTATCTGCGGCGCCTTTTAACGTATCTTTTAAGGCAGTAGATGGTTTAGGGTTACTAAAGGGAATTGAGTTCCCTATTGCGCCTAATAACGAGGTTACGCTTTGGGAATGTTTACACAAGTCTTTAAATGAAACAGGTTTTGAAGCAGATATTTATGTAAAAACAAACATAAAAGAAGAAAACGCTGCTGCAATAACTAATGTATTTGAGGACGTTATTATAAATAGTAGCAGTTATAGCGACCAAAACACTTATAAATTTAATACGTCGCAGGTTCTAACTTCAATTTTAACGGGTTTTAACTGCCGTATATTTCAAGCGCAAGCTAGTTGGGTTATAATTAATAATGCTGACATTACAGACCCTGCGTCTATATTATACAAACGATATAATTATTTAGGTATTTTAGCAGGCAACAATGTACTAGGTCAAATTGTATTTATACCAAACGATGCTTTGCCTATTGGCGATGACCTTTTAAAAGAAACTAGCGGTGGTGTTATTGAGGTTTTAAACACTGTTAATTTAGATAGGCAACTTAACTATATTCCAAATGGTAATTTTGAAGATGATTTTACAGATTGGGAATACGATAGTAATTTTGTAAGTTTAGAAACCAATGCAATAAAAGGCTATAAGTCTGCAAAAATAACAGGTACGGTTACAAGTTTTGAGTTTGTACTTTCTAACACTTTTTTAATTAAAGCGCAAAGCAGCGAAGAAGATACGACTAAATTTAATTTTAGTTTTGAAACGCAAATGCAAAACGGTGGTTTTCAAGGCACAATAGCAAAGTATGCTATACCGTTTAGAATTACCGTAAGATTTAGGGAATACTTAAATGGAGCATACACAGGAAATTACCAAACGTTTTATTATAATCAAACAGATAACCTTTGGGTAAATTCGTCTTTTGTAAACTTTTATATTTATAGCGGACGCGGCGAATGGCTAACTTATAACAAACAAATTACTTACAACTGCCCCAGTGTAAGCGAAAATTATTTGCCGTATGATATTAAATTTGAATTTAGTAAGCCTATAATACAAGCTGGAGGCACGCACGTTGCTATGTTTATTAGTGGGGTGCAAATGAATTGGGAAACATTATTTTATTTAGATGCGCCAGATTCTGAAATCGAAACATTGTCTTTTAATACAGAAAATTTACAAACTAGCAACTCACAAACAACAAGTAAAAAGCTAACTAATAAATTAGAATATAAAGATATTTACCAGGGTAGCACATTTAACCGTTTTCAAAAGGGCTATATGGCGCCTATTGATTCACAGTTTAAAGGTTATATAACTAAATTTTTAAGAAGCGGCGATACATTTCCTAGATTTATTGAAGATTTAACTGCTCAACAACGCATAAACGATAACAGGCTTAAAATGCAACGTTATGAGGGTAGTTTAAAGAAAGTAGATTCTCAATTTCCAATACAACTTTTCGATAGGTTGTATATTGACTTTAATACTTTTACAGAAAGCAAACTATTAGTTATTGATACATTAGAATATAATGTAAAACAAAACATATATAGTTTTAATTCTCACATTGGCGACCAATCAACGGACGTTGATACATTATTTAATAGTAGTCAAATTTCATATCCAACCGTTGTAGATACATACAATTATTACATAGTTAGAGGTTGCCCAGATACTTTTTATGAGAACCTAGATATGTGGATTAGAACAACTAGCGTATTGCCAAATACAAGCGGTAACCCTAGCACGGCTAGTTCTATAAGCTGGAATGGTCAAAGTTTTTATGCTTACAATGTAGGCGATTTAAATGATTGGACTACTGGCGCGGACTTAAATTCTATAACCTACACAGGTTCAGTAGGAGTTGGTTGCCCAGTCGCACCTACACCAGTGCCGGTAGCACCTACACCTACACCAACACCTACCCCAGTTCCGGCGCCTATACCTTCGCCTGTTCCTACGGCGCCTACGCCAACACCTGTACCTGCTCCAGTACCAACGGCACCTACACCTACGCCAACCCCTACACCAGTACCGTCGCCAGTACCGGCTCCAGTTCCTACTGCACCAACACCTGTGCCTACTGCGCCGACACCTGTACCTACTACGCCTACACCAGTGCCTACTGCGCCTACGCCAGTGCCAACCGCACCGACGCCGGTTCCAACGGCTCCGACACCAATACCAGTAGCACCAACTCCGGTTCCAGTAGCACCAACTCCGGTTCCAACGGCTCCAACGCCCGTTCCTACTGCGCCAACGCCAGTACCGGCTCCAGTACCAACGGCGCCAACTCCGGTACCAGTAGACCCTTACAACTATTACTTTATGAACAGATGCGCAGCGTCTATTGATAGGGTTGTAAGAACAACGTCTACATATATAGTTAGTGCTAATAAAGAAGCGGCGACTTCAATTAGTATATTTGGTTCTTGTTACTATGCTGAAAATGGCGCAACTAAAGCACAATACGACGCAAATGCAGGGGACGAAAATTCTATTGACGTAACAGGTTACCCATTAAATAACGGTTGTAGTGAATGCGAAGGCCCTGCACCTACGCCAGTACCTGTACCAGTACCAGCGCCTACACCAACACCAGTAGCACCAACTCCGGTTCCGGTTGCACCGACGCCAGTACCTACTGCGCCAACTCCTACGCCAACGCCGGTACCTACCGCGCCTACGCCAGTTCCTACTGCGCCAACACCGGTTCCAGTTGCACCTACGCCTACTCCAACGCCTACACCGCCAGTTTCTGTTACGCAGGGTGGTATAACGGCTAGTGAAACAAATGGTTCGACAACAGATAACCAATGTTTTGAGTTCTTAGCGTTTACCGCTTATTATGAAGGCGATTTTGAAACACAAGCCACTAAGTTAGATGGTAGATGGTTTGTAGATTCTAACGGTACTAACCCATTTGATGGAGATTTTAAATGGTATGGAGTTGGTACAACGTCAGATTTTGCAGCAACTTATCAAGTTCAAATAAGTAACGGCGGTATTGTAGTAGCGCAAAGAAACGCTTGTTAAAATAAATATATTATGGTAAAAGAAATAAAGGGATTTCTTAGCAAAAAAGAGTGCCAGGCCTTAGTCGAAATGATTGAGGCCAACAACGTACGTTCTAGCGTTGTAGTTGGCGGAACAGACAGAAGCGGAGTTTCAGAAACACGAACTTCTAGCACTTCTAATTTATCGCCTAACGACGAAACGGTAAAATTTATACACCAAAAAATAGCCGACAATTTAGGTTTGGATATTAAAAAAGGCGAAGATTTACAAGGTCAAAAATACCAAGTAGGTCAATACTTTAAAGAACATAACGACTATTTTATTGGCGATGCTTACGACAAACATTGTTTGTCTAGTGGCAACCGTACGTTTACCTTTATGATTTATTTAAACGACGATTTTGATGGTGGCGGTACCAGCTTTCCTAAATTGGGAAAAATAATAAAGCCAGAATTAGGTAAGGCAGTAGTTTGGCAAAACACAATTAACGGCGAACCGCAGCCAGAAACAATGCACGAAGGTACCACAATAACAAAAGGAATTAAATATATAATAACTTCTTGGTGGCGCGAAAACGATTGGAATGGCGCCGAAGACGCTAATTTATTTGAAAAATTAAATAAACCAAAAGTGTACACTAGCAAAGAACAAATACCTAAATTAACAGAAAAAGGTTTTAAAATCGTTAAAGTCCCAGCAGAATCCTGGGGATTAATAAAAGACGCATACGAGATTTTAAAAAACAAAAAAACAGAAGAAGTTTTTGAGGGTAAAGAAAACGTAATAATAGGCGGCGGCAGCGATATATATTCCTTTGAGCATTTGACTAGCATAAGGTCATTAATACACAAACAATTACAGCCTATACACGAGGAGTTTTGCGGTCAAAAAATTGAGCCAACTTTTATATATGGCATAAGGTCTTATAAAAAAGGCGCCACTTTAATAAAGCACGTCGATAGGGTAGAAACGCACCATATTAGCAGCATTATTGTAGTCGATAAAGATTTGCGTTGCGGTTGCGGTTATAAAGAATTTGGCGACGATTGGCCGCTGGATATACAAGACCATAACGGCGAATGGCATAAAGTATATACAGAGCCAGGCGATATGATTTTATACGAAAGCGCTATATGCGAACACGGCAGGACCGAACCGTTCCAGGGAAAAAGTTTTAATAATTTTTACGTTCATTATAAGCTAATATGATTTCAATACCTTGCGCAGTAGCCAACGAATATTTTA